CAGTTGAAAGACGATAAGTCTTTACATTACACATGTCGGACCATGAATATTTTACATTTTCACCCTCATCCATCTCTAGAGTTGAGATTAATTCACCAGCATTAGGTGCTTGAAATTTAGAATAAAATGAGTTAGAAAATAAAAATTCCATAGTAAACGAAGGGAACACCCGACCAGAGCAAGTTTTAAGTCATTTCGGGACTATTGTCTTAGAGGCCAAGGACCATAATAATCCTCCTTATCAAGTTCCAAATACTGATACAATGCAATGTGTAGATGCCAATAACGAAGATACCAATCGGAAATTAGACCATACATCGGAAGTTCGTGATAGTCATTTTCGTTCTGGTGAAGCATCTTGATCAAGGTTTCCTTATCCATAATATAGGAGTGGGGGGACTTGAACCCCCACGAGATTAATTCTCAACAGATTTTAAGTCTGGTGCGTCTACCGATTCCGCCACACTCCCATCATAGGTTGGGGGGTGGAAATGACAATACTCATTGAAAGTGATTTTCATCTCCTTGTTGCTAAGATTAGCATGTGCTGCTGCTGTTGGCAAGTTCCATTTTGCTGACCAAAGCATTTCCATAGATTTACGAGTTTCAGGTCTCATCGGAAACACCAACTCCTTCTAAAAATGATTTACGAAATTCTTCTGCTTGCTGTTGGATTTCATCTGCAACAGGAGGGATCTCATTTACAGGAACCATCATCGCAGACTTTCCATCTGGACGAGTAATCTTCCAGCATACATGTTGAGATTCTGTTAGATCCATAATGAAATCAAAGTGATCTTCTGCTTGACGTAGGGTAATACCAATAGGTCCAATCATACTTCTGCAAAACAATAGGTGATCATATCGGGATCGAGAATTTCTCCTAGTTCAGAAACAGTTTCAGAGAAACCTGCTGCTCCTTCATAGTCCCACTTCCAGTTGACATCTTTGTCATATCCTTCGTTGTCTACGATTTTCATAGAACGCTTCGAGAAGTTGACGAAGACATGTGCTAGTTCGGTGTCCATGGGAGTTCCCTTGATTACCTATGTATTATAGCACAACCAGAGCGAAACGCAAGGGGGGTGTGCCAGCAGTTACTTTGGCACAAAGTGGAACATCAGTTCCTTCCGAGAGACCTCTGACTGGTTAGCAGTCAAGCGATTACGCATGGTGCTGGGAAATACGCATAAAGCACCTTTATCGGGGTGAATATCGATCCAAGGAGAACTCCATACATTCCATTCCTTAGGTTGTCCGTATGGATCAGGGTCACAAGAAAACTTTATTGAACCAGATTCTTCTGTATAATCTTCCCACCAGAAAATAGCAGTAAACCAAGATCCTGGGTTACAATCTTCCCAAGTAAATCCTGATGGATCAGACTTTCGGAAGTATGATCTAGTCATTTGAATATCACATTGATACCCAAACTCACCAATTAAGTCTGCAGAAAGGTCGAGAAAATATTCTTGCAGTTCTCCTTTAAGGACATTATCCTTCTTAGAATATGCTATCTCAATATCCTGTTGTTCTTTTGAAGCAAACCACATCACATTAGATGCAAGTTTTTGAACTGCTTTAGTTTTTTCATCATCAATCTTCGTGATTGCTATCGGACGAGCAAACATCGGAAGAATTTGCCAATTTGTCATAATTAGTTTAAGTAAATAGTTGGTGCTCCAATGATCATTTTGCCTTTCTCGATGAGATTCATCGCACCACCAGCAGTGATAGAACAAACACCACCAACTTTTGTAGTGGCGACACCACCAACAGTTAATGTGTATGCACCTTTAACGTCACATACAGAAGTAAGACCATAGTTTTCTGCTTTAAGACCCGCAGTATTTGAAATAGTATACCGAGGAACAGCATCAGCAGCAGAACCAGCAGGAGACATGATAGTTTCCACAGATCCTTTTACTAGTCTGAAGATACCTGCTTTTGCAGGAGGAATACCTGCACTAAGCATGTTAATAGTTTCATTCAGTGTTGTTGTAATTAAACTGATACTATTAGATCCTGTACAGATAATTTCTGCACCAGACATACTTTGCTGACTACAAGAGTTTTCATACAATGCACCAGTAATTTTAGTAGATTGTGATGCGAGGTTAATTTCGGATGCTTGTGCCTCAAGTTTAGCACCAACAACGTTGATATCAACATCAGATCCAAATTTCAATGTATGCTTTTGAATCTTAGTGTTTTTATCCTCACCATTCTTATCAACTACCCTAGGAGCACCTTCAGCATCAACGAATAAACCACCACCAACTTCAAGGTGCATGTCACCTGTAACTTTCAAGAAGTAATCGCCATTTACATTGACAACCTTATCATTGTCAACTGTTTTACAATCATCACCATGAATTTCTTGAGTGTAGTTACCTGCATAAGTTGAGTGGTTTGCAACTAAATTACCAGTATCACCTTTACCACTATTATTTTGCTTTGCGGTTTGATCTGCTAATTTTTGTGCTTCTTCGTCACTGAGATCTTTGTTCTCTTCACGAATCTTTTTATATGCTACATGTTTAGCATACTCATGATTGTTAGTTTTAACTGCGAGGTGTGTAGTTCCGTTGGTATCTTTTTTTAGACTTGCTTGTCTACCTGGCGTACCAACATACATCTCATATGCACCATTGATCCATGTTTTTGCAGCAGTCATATATGGATCTGCTTCAGCAATGATGTTATCAATTAAACTTCCACCACTACTATTATTGCCACAACTTCCTCTTTGT